TTCAACTGGGTCTGATGTTGCATAATCCATAGTTCCAAAATTAGCTGCTTCAATGTAAGTTCCTTTTAAAGTCCATTCTTCAACTATGTCTCCAACTGGTCCTAATAAATTAAATGTAATGTCTCTTTTGTAGAAGTCAGAATAACCTTGACGACCTGTTACTGATTCGTGATGTTCTCTAATCCACTCCATTACTGATTGTGCAGCTGATGGAACTACTGGGTCATACAAAGTAATTTCTAATGGTTGCCAAGCACCTTTACCTTTAACATATCTTTTAACATTAATGTGTTCCAAGATAACTTCGTCAAACTGAATAGAAGGTCTATTCATTGCTTTGATTGTGAAGGCTGGTATACCTTCGATATACATAATGAACCTATTTTGTGTTTTAGGTTCAAAAGGTGTAAACATAATTTCTGATGGGTCTAATAGTTCAGCCATTATAAATTTCTCCGTATTTTATATTCAATAATAAATATAACGAAATGAAAAAAATGATTAAATATATTTGATTATGTTTTGAAAGTTTTTTGAAAGTTTTTAGATTTAAAAAAAACCCCACTAAAAAGTGGGGCTTTTTTTCTGTCATTAACTATTATTCAGGGAAAGTAGCACCTGTTGGTTGAACTACAAAGTCTAATACGATAAACTCGGCTGTTCTTGTTGGTTGAATAAATATCTGTCCTATTAGACGATTTCTATCGATTTCGTCAGGAGTGTTATTTGTATCATCCATAACCACTCTAAATGCACTTAAACCACTATTTGACTGAACATCTTCTAAGAAAGGATTAACAACATTTAAGAAACGATTTCTTGTTGCTGTTGTGTTCTGTTCAAATACCAAGAAACGAGAAGTTGATGCGATAAATTTCTTCAACGCGATTAACAATCTTCTTACATTTACTCTGTCTAATGCACTTGGTTTTCCTTGTAATGTTTTTTGACCAAACACCACTACACCCTGTCCAGGGAAAGTAGCGATTGGGTTAACTCTATTTTCATACAACTTATCTCTTTCACTATGAGTTAGTCTTGTTTGTGCTTCAACAACATCTGTTAAACCACCACGATTTAGACCTGCTGGAGCGAACCATTCAAAGGCTACCTCGTCATTGAATGCAATGACACCAGGTAGAACTACTGAAGGTGGCACCCAAGTTGGTCTGTTTGTGTTTTCATCAAGTATTTTAACCCAAGGGTAATAAGTTGCTACGAAATTTGAATCTATTGAACTTACGGTACTTGTTACTGTGTCTACTGAATCATTATATTGAGCTGTATCAAGAATAAAGAAAGTATCGGCTCTATCTTCAACTTTATCTATTGCGTGATTTGTTACCGTTGAGTGTATTGAGTGAATAACACCTGGTAAAGCTAACATATTGATATCGAACTCATCAGGGTTTGACACGGCGTTAATAGCTCGTTTGAAAACTATTGAACCACTTGCACCTGAACTTGATAAATCAAATCCTTGTGTGTTTGAACCTGCAATGTCTGTTCCACTAGCATAATGAACTGCTGGATTTTGTCCGTCAAATCCAAATTGGAAAGGAACTGAAAACTTTCTTTGTTCAATAGCTGAATTAGAAAGTGTTATCAATTCTGTTTGGTCTGCGAAAGTTGATGCTATTGATGAAGCTCCGTCAGAACCTAACTGATTTTCCAATGACATAGTAACATTACCACCAGTTATTGTGCTTACCTCTGGAATTGGTGATAAATATTCTCTATTGTTTAGATTACCGAAATCAAATCCATAGAAAACATTTTGGTCAAAGTCTGCTACTGATGAACTTTGGTTTGATTTAAATGAAGCCGTTACTATTCTTGTTGAGGCTACATTTGCTGAACCAAAAGGAACATTTAGTTTATTAAATCCGAAAGGCACCACAGTAGTTGGGAGAGTTTCTAAATTAGTAAAATCTCCTACTCTAATGTGTTTACTTTTGTTTGGATAATCACCATAAAAAGTTAATTTACCATTTGAATCTATTTCTACAAATCTATCACCAATTACTCTTGCGAAATAATTAGTTTCATTTGGGTCAAATGTTAAATTATCAAATTGTTCCATTACTGAATCATTGTCAGGTCTATTAGGGTCATTGCTGAAGTTTACTGAACGCACTTGTAATGAGAAAGTTCCATAATCAGAACCAGCAACACTACCAGCATCTTTTATATTTAAGATGTTGACTTTGAAGTGTTGATTTACATTACTTCCTTGTGAACGAGTGTAAACTCTAAACAAATTAGACCTTGAACCACCAATGTTCTGTGATTGTATGAAAGGTGTTCTTGCATACTGATAATCAGAATTACCAGTCCAAGTAACAGCTGTTCCGTCATCATTGAATCCAGTTACTCCGTCTGATAAATTCAGTCCTTGAAAGTCATTTGTTACGGAAATAAAACTACCTGTTAATTTTCCTGTAATATCTCCGTGAAATGATTTAAAGTTTTTATATAAATATACTGGTAAAGTATTGTTCTGTGGGTCACTTGGTAAAACTTTATCTATGTAGTTATCACTTCCTGTATTGAATGAAAATGTTTTTTCAAAGTTTTGAGCGGAAGTTGAAGATGTAAAGTGAAATACTGAACCCGTATGACTACCAAGTGTTGTTCCGTCAATACCAACTGTACTGACTGAGCCTGTAAAAGATACGGCTGAACTACCTAATCTTGTAGGGGCTAAAACTGATAAAACTTTGTCTTGATGCTCAGGATTATCACCAGTTGAACCACTAACAAATAGTGTTACCGTATTGGCTCGATAACCACCAATTGCTAAAACACGAACGATTGTTACTGTACCAGCAGATTTTAAGTATTGTTTAGCCGTGTAAGGGACATAAAAACGAGAATCTAAAGTTCCAAATATTTCTTCAAACTCACTAAAACTACTGATAATTGTCGGTGTAAACGCTGGGCCTTTTTGTGTTGGCCCGATTAACGCCGCTCCAATTTCAGAAATTCCTTGTGGTAAGAAAGATAGGTCTTTTTCTCGTGTAAATACACCAGGGCTAACGATTCTTTCTGCCATTATTTTTCTCCGATTGGTTGAAATTAAAACTAATAATAAATATCAGCTTGAAATCTCAAAAGTGTTATACGATACTAATTATTTTTCGTTGTTTTCAGTTTCTTGAGCACTAACTGGTGTGTATTCACCTGTTTGTGGATTTAAAGAACCTGGGCCATATTTTTCAGTTAGAGATTGAACTAATTCAGATTCTTTTTTACGATTGTCTTCCCAAGCGTCTTCTAACGCGTTTTCTGATTGTTCTAATGAATCTATTTGTCTCATTAAATTCATTTTACTAACTTTTAATTGACCAAACTGAGTTGAAATACCTGCATAAGTATTTTGTAACTCTTGTAATGATTGAAGCTCTTCATCAGAAAATTTTACTGCTTCACCATCACTCATTTGACTTTTTAGTTTTGTTTCTTCAGCCATTGTAACTCCTTTATAGTTTTACTGCTTTATATCTACGACCTGATGTATCATTGTTTTGTAATTCAATAGCTTTTTCCCAGGCTTCTGTTTCGTTATCAAACGAAAAAGTTTGAGTATCACCAGAACCACTTAATTGACTCCAAAATTGTTGTTTGGTAGCCCAACTAGGGTCTTGTGAACCTGTTAAAAAATATTGTTTTACTACTATCCAAGTCATATGTTAATAAATATCAGTTTGTTTTTCTTTATTCAATTTTATTTTGATTTTAACTCAGAACTTACCAATACTCCGTCTGCATAGAAATTGTCGTTCTTGGTTAATATCGTGTAGGTATTGTGTTCACCTTTAAATTCTTCTATGTTGATAACATTAGCATAATATTTACCCAATACCATTACTAAATCATTAACTTTTAATTTATTTGATTCAATATCGTATCTTGATTTAGCTAGTTCAGGATTATCAGAAACCATTGTTCCGTCTTTTGTATAAATAGGGTGGTCTGTTGTTAAAATAATTTCTTGTTTCCAATCATCTCCACGATTAGAATCATCTAATGTTACTTTGATTAAATTTTTGTGTGTTGGTTTTTTAATATCTAGAATAGGAACTTCTTCAACTTGTTGAGTTTCAAAATTATAAGATTTAACTAAATCACCAATGTTTAATTTGTTTACATTTACCAATCCATTTGGAATATTAACCGGAATATCTTCATAAATACAAAATCCACCAAAGGCTAAGAAACTAATATTTCCTGTAATTGTAGCAGTTACACTATTGTTTGTGATTGTCCAAGTGTAAGTTCCTGTTCCGTCTTTATTGGAAGGCGTGTGTTGCCATTGTGTTCTGTGAACTCTATCTCCACTATTCCAACCGGTGTATACTGAATCACTATTTATTTGGGTTTGTGTTTTAAATGAAGTTGGTGTTCCACTTGTTGCAACAGCCACTTTAAAATTACCAAAAGGGCCACCAGTTGTTGTTATGGCTCCACTACAACCACCACTACCTCCAGTTAAAGTAAAAGTTTTATTTGATGATGATGCAGTATCTCCAGCGTCTCCACCAAGAGTTACACCTGTAAAACTAGTAGGACTGAAAGATGTAGATACTAAATCGTGGTCATAAGAATAAAATTCAGTCATTGCATGCGGTGCAGAACCATCAGGTCTATCACCTGAATCATTTGCAGTATTGATTGTTGCAACGGTTCCGTCTGATAAATCTGATAAACTTGTATTTGCAGTATTTGATGTTCTACCGAACTCGGTATTAAGCATACTCATACTGACTTCTCCTGAAGCTGGTAGTGTCATTATTTTTTAAGTTCCTTAATTTCTTTCTTTAAATCTTCTATTTGTTTTTGTTGTTCTTTGGTTGATTCTACTAAAAGACCTACTAATTTATCATAACTAATTGTTTTGTATGTTTCTTCATCTTTAGATATATTCTTACTATCTGACTCTTTCTTTATCACTGGTTTATCTTTAACTACTTCTGGAATTATTTCTTCAACTTCTTGTGCAATTAATCCAATGTCGTGTTGTCCTTTTTTAGAATCTACATTCCAATCAAATTCAACTCCTCGTAAGTTCATTACTTTGTCTAATGCGTTTGGAATTGTTTTGATATTATCTTTTAATCTTTTATCTGAAGCGGCGACTGATGAGAACGCTACAACATCTTGATGAGCGTGGAAATCACCATCTGACGCCATAAAGAATAATGCTTCATCACTATCATTGAACTGCCAATTCATTGCACTTCGTTTACCTTCAAACAACATTGTTCCGGTTCCTGAATTATCATAATAACCTATTAGTGCGTTTTCGTGAGAATTACTACCAGGAGTATTGCTTCCACCTAAGAATTGAATATTAGGACTATAATCAGAACCACCGTGGTCTATGAATATATTATCGGTAAAATTAGAAGTTCCATTTACATCTAATGTAGTAGCAGCTGCAGATGTTGTGCTTTCTCCAGCTCCAACACTAATACTTGTTGCAACTACCATCTTACCATTAGTTGTTAAAGACATAGCACCTTGTGCATCTGAGTGGGAACTATCTAAAAATACAAAACCTCTGTCATCTTCATTATTCATTTGGAAAGTCATTGCAAAATCATTTAAACCACCATATGTCATAGCATTATCCATACCTATTGCATAAAGACTACTATTCCAAACTCTATATTTATCTCTTGTTCCTGTGCTGGTATGAACGATTTTATTTGCAGAATTACCTTGTAAATCTAAACCATTTCCATTTGCCGCAAATCTTTCAGCTCCACCAGCAGTAAATGCCATATCATCTGCACCACTTCTAAATATCCCAGTATTACTATCACTATCAAATGTTATACTCGGTGCAGATTCACTACCATTATCCATTACAATTGATGATACACCACTAATTTTACCAGATGTTGCAAGTTTTAAACTATCGGCATCATTTGTTCCGTGAATAGAAATGTAATCTGAGTCTGCATTATCATCTGAAGGACATAAGTGTAATACTCCTTCATTTGCTTCACTTCCTCTAGTTTCGTGTAATATAAATCCAGGGTCATTACTGGACGCACCAGCTGAGAACTGAATATAAGACTTACTTGTATTACCAGCAAAAGTATCTCCTATAGCTGAAGTATCATTTTCAGTAAATAGTGAAATTTGATTATTTCCACCAGCATTAAAAACATTAAATCTACGATACGCAAATATTTGTTCTTCACTTCCGTCAATATTAAGATATGTAGTCATTCCACCAGAACCATCATCTGCTTGTAAAGCTATATCTTGGTCATCTGCTTGAGCTCTAAGAAATAATGCACCGGTATAACTATCTATAAATGAATTTGAACCATTATGAACTAATCTTAAATCATCTCCTGCTCCTGCTCGTAATTCAACATTATCTGCTAATTCTAAATTTTTAGCAACTTTAATAGATGTAGCACTACCATCTAATGTCAAGTAAGCAGTAACTCCACCACTTCCGTCATCACATTTAAATATAATATCGTCATCATTTGCTCTTTGTTGGAATATTAAAGTTCCTGTATAATTGTCAGCACCGAAACTATTTGTTCCATTGTGATAAATTTGTAAATCATCAGAAGCACCATATCCTATAATTACACTATCAGGAACTCTTGTGTTTACATTTAAAACATTTTTTGTAAGACTACCATCTAATGTTATGTATTCAGTTGTTCCACCAGAACCATCATCATTATGAAAAACAATATCTGTATCATTTGCATAATTAAAGAATCTTAAATTACCCACTGCGTTATCAATTCTTGCATCAGTTCCGTTGTGGTATATTGACAACATACCAGTTGAACTACCAAATTTTAATTTTTTACTATCGGCTGGTAATCTTACACTACCATCACTACCATCTAACATTAAATAATTTTCAACACCACCACTACCATCATCACTTCTAAAGAAAATATCTTGGTCGTCTGCTAGTTGGTCAATAAATAAATCACCAGTGTTGTTTCTAAGTAATGTTGCTGTTCCGTTGTGAAAAGCAAAGAAATCTCCACCAGTTCCAAGTTTCAACGAAACATCATCTTGAAGTAGTATTCTACTATTATCAGAATCTAATTGTATTAGTTTATTATCACTTGTGTCTGTTATTTGAGCGTTTCCAAAAACTTCAAAAGTATATCTTGTTGTTGCATTACCTACTGCGACTTCTTTATTTGGGCCATGAATCATAATAGAAGCACTCTGTTGAGTTTCTGCTAAACCTCCGTCATCATATCCGATTTGAAATATTTGAGTGTTTCCTTGATAAGGCACTCCACAAAAAAACTCGTGTCCAGAAAAATTAATATCTTCAAAAAATGTTCCAGCGGCTCTACCTTCGTATCCTTGCATCAACATACTGACTGAACGAAAACCATTTGTTCCATCATTAAATGCAGTTAATTTTAAAGTTCTTTCGTTTCCGTGTGAAACAATATTTACCCTAGCGTCATTGGCTACATTGGCTCCAGCGGCTGATGCATTTCCTATTTCAAGAGAACTACTTGGCATATAAAGTTGTGTTTTAATACCATATCCAGTTTCTAATGAAGCTTCTGAATGTCCTCTCATTGCAATATGTCCGTTTGTTCTACCTGCACCTGCTGAACCACTTATAAATTGTAAATTACCATTTGCATTAGACATATCATCTGGTGATATAAATATTGCCCAACTTCCACCTGACCAACTAACACCTTCACCAGAACCAGGGTCATTAAATTGTATGTTGTTAGCTCCAGAAATACCTCTATTATTAAAGTTAAATATTTGACCTGAACCATCAAGGGTCAACATAGTGACTACACTTCCACCATCATTTACTGAAAATATAATATCTTTGTCTTGTGCACTTTGTGATATGTGTAAATCACCAGTGGTGTTATTTAGAATTGTATTCGCACTATTATGATGCATTTTAAAGTCTTTACCGGTTCCAAGACCCAAGAATTTATTGTCAGGTGCAAAAGTAATATCTTCTCCTGATTCTTCCACTCTTAACAAAAGTTGTCCACCAGCATAAAAATCTAATACATCATTTGTTGATTCTTGAATATAAGTATGTCCTTCGGCGTCTGCGTTGTCAAAGAAAAGTTTTGCACCAGAGTTCATACGAACATCACCGGATGCACTAATAACAAAATTTGGTTGTTGGGAAGTTAACCCACCAGCAACGTGTGAATTGGCAAATACAAAATCACCAACACTTTTAGAAGCATACAAAGTTGCACTAAAAGAACCACCGGTGTTTAACCAGGCTATTCCAGTGTCATCTCCGTTGTTATTTTTTTCCAATATGATTACACCGCGGTCATTAGATTTACTTCTACCTAATCTTAATCCGTGCGTAAAACCAGCAGAACCAGTAACTTCAAGGTTTCTTGCAGAGACTGTCGAACCATCTACAATTATGTGTCCAAATGAACCACTACCTAATCTTGAACTACTAACCATAGAACCACCAGCACTAGAACCAGTTGCTCCACCAATTATAAATACTCCGGTGGCATCACCTCCGACTTTTAATGTTGCTACTGCCGAACCATCATCTCCTACCGCAAAGGTTGGTGATAAAGTTCCGTTTGGTGATATTTTTATCATTTTTGATTCATCACTTGGAACTGCACCATCAAAAGTTGCAAAGTAAGTAGATGTTCCTTTTGTCATAAAGTAGTTTGCACTACCTTCTAATTGGCTTCTGTATTGAATCAATGGATTTAAAGCACTTGATGCATTACTTGGTCTTAATTGCACTATTGGTGTTCCGGCACTTTGTTGAACTTCTAATCTTGCTGCAATATTTCCTTCGGTTGAACCGATTCCAACATTTGCTGATGCATTTACTATCATTGCTTCAGTTCCACCAGCAAAAGTATCATTATTTACTTCTAACTTTACACCTTTTGAACCACCACCTTGAACTACTGCATAACCTCCGTCATATCCAAATTGTGCTCTATTGTCAGATATTTTTATTCCTGTTCTTACAACGTTTCCAGTTCCTATTTGAATTGCTGGTGTATTTGCTGAGGCTGATATATTTAAAGAACCGGTAAATCTGTGAACATCACCAGTATCATCACCAAATTCAGTAGAACCAGATGAAGTTGCAATAATTTGATTAACGAATTCAGTTCTAAATTCTTTTGCAATAATAGAACCGGAAGTTGAGATATTACCGGAAACATGCAGTGAACCTGTTATTCCGACATTTCCTGCTACTTTAAATTTTTCATTAAAATTACCACCCGTTCCTATACCGATAGAAACCTTATCAGAACCACCATCTACAACGAATGTATTTGTTTGATTGTTTGTTTCAACTCTAAAATTTCTGTCTTCTGAATTATCATTTATTGTAATTCCTGTTTGGGTGATTCTCAACGCTTCAACATTGTTTTGAATTAATTGCATTCTACTGTCACCAACTACTTGTATTCTACTATAATTTTGTGTGGTGGAATTATCTCCGATTTCTATATTTGCTGTTCCGTCTGTTGATATAAATCTTGCGGCTGTTTCATAAGGACTTTGAACGGTCAAAGGATAAAATCCAGCTTGACCATCAATTTTTAAACCAAATCTATCTGTTGTAATGGTTGTTCCGTCTTCTTCGGCTACTACTTTTAATGCACTAAATGAACCGGTTTGTCCTAATGAACCACTAAGATTTCCAAGAACTTGAACTGAACCGGTTGCTCCACCAGCAAATAAATTTAAATTACCACCTAGATTAGTTCCGTCCAATTGAATATAAGCTCCGTTTCCAACAGCTCTATTTGAACCACCCCAAACAAATAATCTTTGAGCATCTGAACTCATACCGATTTGACCTTGACCACTATTTACATCAATGTTAAGAGCAGAACCAATGTCTGCTCTACCGAATGAACCCGTAGAATTTAACGAACTACTTAATTCTGTTCCTGTTAATTTAATTTTAGACATATTTACATTTTCCTAATCATACATTTAATTAAACTTGAATTTCCTGATGCATTTTCTAATGCTTGAGCTATAACTTTTCCAAACATTTCTTTCTTTAATAAATATCCATTTTCTAATTTTTTACCATGCCCTAACTTGGTTGATGTTGTGATGAAATCACCTTCTTTTACATCACCGGTTACTAACACTGGTTCCGCTCCCATTACGATTGGTTCATCTTTTCCTTGTTTAACAACACCCATTACCATTGTGTCTTCTGATTTATCACAAGGAACTAATTTACCATTTCTCCATACTACGATTGTTCCGGTTTCTTCTTTACCGATTCCTTTACTTCTTAATCCGGTTTCAAATACCGCACCGACAGTTGTTTGAACTGCAAATACATCTTGGAATCGTTTACTTGCAGAACCCAAGTCTATTGAATCATCACTACTTGGTTCTGTATTTTTTGAAAGTATTATTGAAGTAGCACTACCATCTAAGGTTATGTATTCTGTTACTCCACCACTACCATCATCACATTGTAAAACTAAATCTCCATCATCTTTACCTTGTTGAATTATTAAATTACCAGTTCCTAAATGTTGTATGTAGCTATTTGAACTATCGTGATAAATTCTTAAGTCTGAAACATCTCCAAAGTTTGCTCTTACATTATCGAAATGACTTGTCATTTTATGAAATGAAGTTGATGTAGAACTACCATCTATGGTTATGTAAGGTGTTATTCCACCGGAACCATCATCACATCTAAATATAATATCTTTATCATCTTCTTGATTTTGAATGTATAAATCTCCACTAGTTTGTTTGCTTATGAAAGTATTAGTCCCAGTATGTTCTATATGAAAATCATTTCCTGTTCCTACTGTAAGTCTTACACTATCAGGAATTCTAACTCTATCAATTGAACTTGAGATTGTCTCTAATAATTTTACTCCACCAGCTTGAAATTCAAGACTATCAGCTGTAACTTCTTGTATAAAGGTATGTCCACCCGCTCCGTCAAAGTTAACTCTACCAAATGAACCGGTTGAAGTGATTGAACCACTAATATTTGTAGAACCACCACCTTCAAATGAACCACTTACTAATGTTGCATCTGGTGTAGCCGTAACTCCGGTTA